AAGAGATGTATGATACTATTGAAGCACTTCAGGAAGCAGAAAAAAAGGCTTCAGTTGATGATGAAAAGAAGAAGGCAGTAGATGAGATTATGGCTCTTGCAAAGCAGGCAGTAGAAATAGAAAAACAGGCGTTGGTAAGAATGCGAGAGCTTGATGAGAAATATGGTTTTGGAACTGCTGCAAAAGAAATGCTGGAGAGGGTTGAGGCTCAGAAACATGAAGATTTTGGTGACCCCTTTTGTATGAAAGTAAGAGTTCCTGCAAACGCTGCAAGTCAGGATGCTTTCGTAAATTCACTAAGAAATTTCCTTGGTAAATAAGTGCAGATAGCCAAGTGGTTGGGCGGCGGTCTGCAACACCGTATACGCGGGTTCGAGCCCCGCTCTGCACTTTTTAAGACATTTACAGCAATTTTTAATAAACCGCCAACATTAGATAAGAGAAATGGTTTACTCTTAAATGTCTTGATTAAATTTAATATGGGGAGATGGCGAAATTGGTATACGCGCGAGTAAGCTATTTTCTGTCTAGGTTAAGAGAGATACAGCAATATTTATTTAGCAATTGGTCTGAAAAACCCGATGTTATAGGTTCGAATCCTATTCTCCCCCGTTTTTATGGTCCCATCGCCAAACAGGCTAAGGCACAGCACTTTGACTGCTGCATTTACTGGTTCGAGTCCAGTTGGGGCTGCTTAAAAATAAGATAAGAGGTGAAATATATGAATATTGTTAGTGCAGGTAGTCGTTTTATGGTATATGGAGAAGATGTTCAAACTTATAAAATTCTCCCTCCAGGCGCTTATAAAATAGAATTTTCAAAGATGACAGGTTTCAGTTTAAGTATTCATAACGATTTACTTGTTAAAGAGAAGATGTATGGAAATGCTTATAAGAAAGCAGATAAGGTAATGAATACCTTTAACCATATAGATAGAAATATGGGTGTTATTCTTTCCGGTCCAAAAGGAGTCGGTAAGACAATGTTTGCAAGACGTCTTGCGGAGCTTGGTAAGAATCAGGGCCTTCCTCTAATCCTTGTAGATGCACCATATCCTGGAATTGAAGATTTTATTGAATCTATTGAACAGGAATGTATTGTTCTTTTTGATGAATTTGAAAAGACTTTTAGAAAAGCGAGAGAGGAAGAGGGTGGACCGCAGGAAAGATTGCTTTCTCTATTTGATGGTATTGATGGCGGTAAGAAACTTTACGTTATAACTTGTAATAGAGTTTCTGGTCTAAATGAGTATTTCTTGAATAGACCTGGTCGCTTCCATTATCATTTTATTCTTTCTACTCCAACTGGAGATGAAGTAAGAGAATATATGGAAGATAATCTTAATGAAAATGCTAAGAGATATATTAATAACATTGTTGCTCTAAGTAGTATGTCTGCTTTTACTTATGATGTACTTCGTGCTATTGCTTTTGAATTGAATCTTGGTAATAATCTTAGTGAAACTATGATGGATTTGAATATTGAAAGAGAGCGTTATCTTTCTCTTCAGTTCAAAATTATTTTCACGAATGGTGTAGTAGCAACTACTAGAGAAGCCACTGAAATTGATGTTTTTAATAATCGTCATCTTCCTACTCGTTGGGCTTTTCTTGATAAGAATGATATTGTTCCAAAAGATTTAATCAAATATCTGGATAGATGTTTCTTGAAATTTTATACTAATGATATTGTTATTAATGAAACCGGTTATCATCTTGCAAATGATAAAGTCGATATTGAATGGGATGATGATTGGATTTATCTTGATACTGATAATGATATTGAAAAAGAGAAACATGATAGAATTGAAGAATTGATAAACAGTTTCAAAATTGAGAAAGTTATTGTTGAAAAGGCAAGTAATAAAATGCCTTCTTTTGATTACAAATACTTAATTTAAGTATTTGTAATCATATAGGTTCTTAGTGTAATGGTAGCACGACTGTCTCCAGAACAGTTAGTCAGGGTTCAAATCCTTGAGTTCCTGTTAAACTCGGTTAGTCTAATGGATAGAACAACTGGTTACGGCCCAGTAGATGCAGGTTCGACTCCTGTACTGAGTGTTATGTCTCCGTAGTTCAACGGATAGAACACAGGGTTTCTACCCCTATGATGAGGGTTCGATTCCTTCCGGAGATATTTGAAAAATTAAAAAATTTTTATTATAATATATTTATAAGATATGATAATACTTTGACAAAAGTAAAGGAGATAAAAGGATATGAATACATTTATGAATTCACTTCAGAACACTTATAACTACAAGAGAACAGAGAATCAAGCGCTTGCCCATAAGACAACTCGTTCAGCTGTTTATGATATGTTTGCACTTGGTGCTGCATATCGTTCACGCTCAGATGCGGATTGCATCTTGCTTTTCAAGAACGCATTTGAAGAGGATGAAACTCTTGCATTGAAGTGTCTATTTTATATTAGAGATTGCCGCGGCGGTCAGGGTGAACGCAGATTCTTCCGCGTTTGTATGAGATGGCTGGCCGAGAATCATCCTGAAAGAGCGGCCACACTTGCAGAATATGTTCCTGAGTACGGAAGATATGATGACTGGTTTAAGATTTATTTTGGTACTCCTGTTGAAGGACAGGTAATCGAGATGATGAAGAAGCAGTTGTCAACTGATATGTTCTGCAAGAAGAACGCAGTTAGCTTGCTTGCTAAGTGGATGCCTTCAGAGAACGCATCAAGTAAGGAAACAATTAGAACTGCAAAGAAGATTAGAAACGCTTTTGGTGTTTCTGCAAAGGAATACCGTCAGATGCTTTCTAAGCTTCGTACTAAGATTAATGTACTTGAGAAGCTGATGTCAGCAAATAGATGGGATGAAATCGAGTTCGATAAGATTCCTTCTAAGGCAGGTCTTGTTTACAAGAACGCTTTTGCTAGACGTGACATCATTGCTAAGAAGTACGAGAGATTTGCTAAGGATAAAACTACTAAGGTCAATGCTTCTACTCTTTATCCTTATGAGGTAGTTGCTAAGGCAATACAGCATATGGGACGGGGATGGAGTTATTCTCTAAACATTGATGAAGTAGACCGCGCCATGATTAACAAGTATTGGGAGAACCTTCCTGACTACTTGAATGGTAAGGATTGTAGCATGATGTGCGTTGTTGATACTTCTGGCTCTATGGTTAGAAGTGATGCGGCAGCTCCTATCAATGTAGCAATTAGTCTGGGTCTGTACTGTGCAGAAAGAATTGGTGGTCCTTTCAAGAATCACTATATCAGTTTCTCTTCAAGACCTCAGTTGATTAAGACTGAAGGAGTAGATTTTGTTGATAAGGTTCATAGAATCTATCGTACAAATCTTTGTGAGAATACTGACCTTGTAGCCGTATTTGATTTGCTATTGGCGACAGCAATGAAGCCTGGTGTAAGTGCTTGGGATATTCCTAAGACAATTGTAGTAATTTCAGATATGGAGATTGACGAGGGTACTGGTAGTTACTGGGGATACAACAAACACAGCGGATGGACTACAAATTCTGCTTCAACAGAAATGGAAAACATTCGTAAGAAGTGGGCGGCAGCTGGTCTTACTCTTCCTAAGCTGGTGTACTGGAATGTAGATGCCCGCAATTCAACTATATTGGATAGTGGCCCCAACGTAACTTTTGTATCCGGAATGAGTCCTGTTATTTTCCAGCAAGTCTTGACAGGTAAAACTGGCTACGATTTGATGATTGACACAATTTGTTCTAAAAGATACGAAGTAATTAAGTAATAAAATCAAAATGATGTAAGGACGAAAGTAAAAAAGTTCTTACATCATTTTTTTATTTTATATAAGAAAATTTTATTAAAATAAAAAGGAGATTTTATTATGCCAAAAATGAAAAATTTATTAGGACAAAAATTTGATATGCTAACAGTAATTGGTATGACAGATAAACGTAGTTCTGGAGCAGTAGTTTGGTTATGCCAGTGCGATTGCGGAGCAAAATGTGAAAGGTCTGGAACTGTTTTAAAAAGAAAAGGACATCATTCTTGTGGATGCTGGAATAAAAAACAAATTACTAATTTAAATAAAAAAGATTTAAAAGGGAAGAAATTTGGTAAATTAACAGTTTTAGAATAGACAAATGAAAGAGATAATAGTGGAAATATTATTTGGAAATGTAAATGTTAGTGTGGTAATATCACATATGTTCGAACTAATTCTTTAACGACAGGAAATACTCAAAGTTGTGGATGTATAAATTATTCAATTGGAGAAGAGAATATAAAAAAGATTTTAAAAGAAAATAATATAAGTTATTGTACTCAATATACAGTTCCTTCTTTGTCTTTAAAGAAATTTGATTTTGCAATACTAGACAGTTAGAAAGAAATAATTCGTTTAATTGAATTTGATGGAGAACAACATTATACTGACATTCAAGGATTATGGAACTCAAAAGAAACATTACAAGATATTCAAAAACGCGACCAAGAAAAAAATTAGTGGGCAAAAAAACACAGTATCCCTTTAGTGCGTATTCCTTATTGGGAAAGAGATAATATTACATTAGACTTAATTTTAGGTGATAAATATCTAGTTAAATAATAATATGAGTGGAGGTACATATGTACCTCCGCTTTTTTTGTTATATATCATTCATATCGAG